CTCGTTGGCCGGTAATTTTCCGAATCCAGTATTTATCGATACAGAAGGTTCGACAACAGAAATGGAAATCGATAGGTTAAAACGTCCGACAAGTTGGACTATGTTATTACAACAAATCGATTTTGTTAAAGGTCAGGTTGGACGATTTAAAACTTTAGTTATCGATACAGTTGATTGGGCGGAGATGTTATGTAACCAACACGTATGCTCCCAACACAATGTAAAAGGGATTGAGGACTTTGGATATGGTAAAGGTTATGTTTATGCAACAGAAGAATTCGGACGCTTTTTAAATAAATTAACGGAAGTAATTGAGGCGGGAATGAATGTTGTTTTAACCGCCCATAGCCAAATCGTAAAGTTTGAACAACCGGATGAAATGGGAGCTTATGATCGCTACCAATTGAAATTAGGAAGAGGGACAGGGAGTCGAACCGCTGCGCTAATTAAGGAATGGGCCGATATGGTATTGTTCCTGAACTATAAAACCTATAGTGTAGCAACAGATCAAAGTGGTAAAAAGTTCAAGGCCCAGGGTGGAGAAAGAGTTATGTATACAACGCACCACCCAGCATGGGATGCTAAAAATCGCTTTGGACTTCCCGATGAATTGCCTTTAGATTATTCGCATATTGCTCATATTTTTAACACTCAAGCTACCGAACAGGTACAGGAGACCTGGACAAGTCAACCGACACCAGAACAACAAGAAACGTTTAAGGTTGAAGCGGAACCAGTACAGGAACCGGCCCAAGAACCAACTCAAGCGGAGACGGAACCTGTAAGTAATACTGATGAGTCCGAACCATCCGGAAATACCGGACAGTTGCAACCATCCGTAAATGTCGAACAGTCTGATGAAGGAGTAACCTTAGATCCAAATATTCCGGAATCATTAAGGGATTTAATGGAACAACATGGCGTGTCGGAGGAAGAAATACAAATTGTTGTTAGTGAAAGAGGGTATTATCCAATCGGTACACCAATATTAAACTATGATCCCGATTTTATCGACGGTGTTTTAGTTGCAGCATGGGATCAAGTTCATCAAATGATTAAAGATTTTAGAGATAAAATACCATTTTAAAAACAGGAGGAATTTAAAATGACAACAAATCAAGGTTACGAATTAGGTTGGGATGACGAAATTGAAGAGAGTGGTCCAAGTTTTGTATTACTACCTGCTGGAGATTATAACTTCGAGGTAACTAAATTTGAGCGTAGTCGATACCAGGGAGGTGCCAATTTACCTCCATGTAACATGGCTATCTTAACTTTAAAAATCGATGGAGGCGAACATGGATCTACAACAGTAATTGATCGCTTGTATCTTCACTCAAGCACCGAGGGTTTTTTATCTAACTTTTTTGAGGCCATTGGCCAGAAAAAAGAAGGTGAACGCGTTCGTATGAATTGGAACGCTGTTATGGGGGCAAAAGGTAGATGCACGTTAGAGATTAACACTTATATGAGAGATGGGGAAGAACGAAAAAATAACCAAGTGAAAACTTATTTACCTTATGAAACGTACTTGAAACATGCAGGACAAGGACAGCAACAAGCAACACAGCAACCAATGAATCAAGCACCATTTCCAACTGGACAAGCCACTAATCAACAAACACAACAGCAAAACTTTACTCAAGGTCAATTCTAGGAGGTAAAAAATTGAAGCTTAGACCATACCAAGAAGAAGCTAGAAAAGCTATCCAGGACGAGTGGAAGAGTGGGGTTAAAAACACCCTGCTCGTCCTTCCCACTGGTACTGGGAAAACTATTGTATTCAGCAAAGTAATTGAAGATAGAGTCAAATTAGGAGAGAGAGTGTTAGTTTTAGCGCATAGAGCAGAACTATTAGACCAAGCAGCAGACAAACTAGAACAAGCAACAGGATTAAAAACGGCAACAGAAAAAGCCGAACAGACGGCCCTTAATTCGTGGTATCGGGTCGTCGTCGGCTCGGTTCAAACGCTAATGCGAGAAAAGAGACTAAATCAATTCGATAATGATTTCTTCGATTGCATTATCATCGATGAGGCACATCGGACCTTAGCAGATAGTTATTTACGTATCTTGGATCACTTTTCTGAAGCTAATGTATTAGGTGTAACAGCTACACCAGACCGGGGGGATATGAAAAACCTAGGGTCTGTTTATGAATCATTAGCCTATGAATATAGTTTACCACAAGCTATAAAAGAAGGGTATTTATCGCCAATTAAAGCATTAACAATACCCTTAGAATTAGATATATCACAGGTTGGTCAATCAGTTGGAGATTTTGCAGTAGGTCAATTAGGTTCAGCGTTAGATCCTTACCTTGAATCTATTGCCGAGGAAATGTGGAAAGTCGCTAGTGATAGAAAAATTGTTGTTTTTTTACCTCTAGTTAGTACAAGTCAAAAGTTTGTAGAGATATTAAATCAAAAAGGATTTAATGCTGCCGAAGTAAACGGAGAATCAAAAGATCGAGAAAAAATATTAGAAGATTTCGAAAATGATAAATATAACGTGCTATGTAATTCGATGCTATTAACGGAAGGATGGGATTGCCCTAGCGTTGATTGTGTCGTTGTACTAAGGCCTACAAGAGTTAGGAGCCTGTACAGTCAGATGGTTGGACGGGGCACTCGGCTCTTTCCGGGTAAAACGGAGTTACTATTACTCGATTTCCTTTGGCATACAGACCGGCACGAATTGGTCCACCCAGCGCATTTAATCGCTGAAAATGACGAAGTGGCCGCTGCAATGACCAAACGAATTGAAGAAGCGGGAATGCCTTTAGATTTGGAAGATGTCGAATCAGTAGCTAAAGAAGATGTCATTGCCGATCGTGAGGAAGCCTTAGCTAAGGAACTAGCGGAAATGAGAAAGCGAAAGCGTAGATTAGTAGATCCGTTACAATTCGAAATGTCTATTCATGCTGAAGACCTAGCGAATTATGTTCCTACATTTGGTTGGGAAGCTGAACCACCAAGCGAAAAACAAATAGAGAATCTTGAAAAGTTAGGAATATTTGCCGGGGAAATTGAAAGTGCCGGAAAAGCGGAAAAGATATTAAATCATTTAGATTATCGTAGAAAACAAGGATTAACAACACCTAAACAAATTAGATTCTTAGAACAAAGGGGATTTAAAGATGTTGGGATGTGGGATTTTGAACATGCTAGAAAGTTGATTAACCGAATTGCAGCAAATGGTTGGAGAACACCAAATGATATTAATCCAAAAGAATATAAACCGGAAAGTAGGAGTGTAGCAAATGGCGGAAATGAAATTGGATTTAACGAAATTATTGGATAACGTTGATCCGTCCGGTTTAACGTATGAAGAATGGTTAAATGTCGGAATGGCATTAAAACATGAAGGTTATACCGCTTCAGATTGGGATATATGGAGCAAGCGGGACGGAGATAGATACCGTCCCGGAGAATGCTTCAGGAAATGGGAATCGTTTGAAAGAAGTGGAATTACTGGCGCTACTATTACCCAATTAGCTAAAGAAAATGGATGGAAGCCACAAGGTAAAAAACATCGTGAACTCGATTGGGATGATGAGGTAGGCGGTGATGAGTATGTCATCATCGATAAAAATTGGATAGAAGGTATGGAAATACAAGAACCAAACGAATGGGATCCAGTACGTGAATTAACCACATACTTATCGTTACTATTTGAATCAACAGAAAACGTTGGTTACGTAACATCCACATGGGAAACAGAAGATGGTAAACATTTACCTACTAAGGGTAATTATGACCGTACTGCTGGACAACTTATCCAAGAACTTAATCAATGTAATGGAGATATTGGGGCAGTTTTAGGAGATTACAATCCGGAAGCAGGAGCATGGATCCGTTTTAATCCACTTGATGGCCAAGGAGTAAAAAACGATAATGTAACGGATTTTAGATATGCGTTAGTTGAGTCTGATTCAATGGATCTGGAAAAACAAAATGCTATTTTACGAGAATTAGAATTGCCAATTGCTGTACTGGTTTATAGCGGTAGTAAATCGATACACGCCATTGTAAAAATAGATGCAGCTAATTACGACGAATACCGTAAACGAGTAGACTATCTTTATGATGTTTGTCGTAAAAACGGACTAGATATCGATAACCAAAACCGTAATCCATCACGTTTAAGTCGGATGCCAGGTATCGAGCGTAATGGTAAAAAACAATTTATCATCGATACCAACATCGGAAAATCGTCATTTGAGGAATGGGAAGAATGGATTGAAGATATTAATGATGATCTACCAGATCCAGAAAATTTAAAAGATTTTTGGGATAATATGCCGGACCTAGCTCCACCGTTAATCGATGGTGTGTTAAGGCAAGGTCATAAAATGTTAATTGCCGGTCCATCTAAAGCGGGTAAATCGTTTGCGCTAATTGGATTATCAATTGCAATTGCTGAAGGAACAAATTGGTTCGGCTGGAATTGCGCGCAAGGAAAAGTATTATACGTCAACTTGGAATTAGATAGAGCTAGTGCATTACATCGTTTTAAAGACGTTTATAAAGCGCTCGATCTAATACCTAGAAATATCGAAAACATTCACATTTGGAACTTACGTGGTAAATCTGTACCGATGGATAAATTAGCACCAAAACTGATTAGACGAGCACAAAAAAACAATTACATTGCAGTTATCATTGATCCAATTTATAAAGTTTTAACGGGAGATGAAAACAGTGCCGATCAGATGGCACACTTTACTAATCAATTTGACAAAATCGCCACCGAATTGGGTAGCAGCGTTATTTACTGTCATCACCACTCTAAGGGGGGGCAGGGAAATAAAAAATCTATGGATCGTGCATCTGGTAGTGGAGTATTCGCTCGTGATCCGGATGCCCTAATCGATTTAACGGAACTAGAACTTACAGATGCAGTGATCAAACAAGAAGAAAACAAAGCGCTATGTAAATACTACGAACGAGCATTACAAGAACATAACCCTAGCTATTTGAGTGCAAATGTATCTCAAGACGATTTGCTAACGTTAGGTGCTATGACAGAGCATATCGACAAAGCACTACCGAACTTAAAGCAAGTTATCCATGACAATGCTTACGAAGTACTTAAAAAAGTAAAAGCGAAATCAGCCTGGAGGGTCGAAGGCACATTAAGAGAGTACCCTAGATTCGATCCAGTTAATTTATGGTTCAGTTATCCAATCCATATTATCGATGAGGATGATATCTTAAAAGATTTACAACCAGAAGGTGAATCTCCACCGTGGCAAAGGAATTTTAAGAAGAAAAAGACAGCTGCTGAACGGAAAGAAGAAAGAAAACAAGCATTAGAAACAGCATTTGAAGCATGCGGGATTGATGAAAAAGTTACAGTCGAATCATTAGCTGAATACATGGGTGTGTCAGAAAGAACAGTCAGAAACAGAATAAAAGAGCATGGTGGTTTTTGGATCGATGAAGGAATTGTCGGAAAAAAATAACTTTGAAAAAGTCGATGTTTTTCCTTTCTTCCAAAAAGTAAAACGGAGTGAAAAAGTCGAACATTTTCCTTTCACTCACTTTTGAAAAAGTCGAACTTTTTCACTTTCTTCATTAGTGAAAATATCGAGGTTTTTCACTTCTTCAAAAATGACGGAAAAAGTCGGTAAATATCGAGTTTTTCCGTAGGGAAGAAAAAGCCTTATATATAAATATAAGAGAGTTTCTTTCCCTCAAGAGGTCAAGGGGGTAAGTAGTCGTGCGATAGCTTACGCACGACGACCTACTTCCCCTGCCCTTGACGAATGTAAATTTCTTAACGAAAAAGAAGATTATTTTGAGGGTGATAAAATGGCAAATGCTTTTCGAAGAAGAAGTAAATTATTAAAAGTCGCTCGGAAGTTACCACCTAGTTATCATACGATTCCAGGACAAAAATTCGATATTAAAAAAAGTGAAGTTATAAATTGGCTAATTAATCAACCTGAGATTCTGAATTATTTGTGGAATAACATAAAGCAATCTGGAGATGTGTTTTATGATTCTGAAACTGGAATATGGACTGGTATCGAATGGGATGGTGAAGATTAATGTTAAAAAGTGACATAAATGCTATTCGTAAAATTTTTATCGAATATCCAATGAAATATTCAGAGTATAAAAAAGAACTAGTTTTAGTTGAACAAGAAAGGCAAGATCTATTACACGTTTTGGAATTAGGTAAACTAAATGCAGTTGAAATGTCTAAGATTATGCGAGAGCTAAAAGAGGTGCAACAAAAAAGACGCCGAATAAAAAATAATTTAGAAGTACTTAAAGTGATCAGTG